AAGGAGACCAATATATTAATGCTATTTTATAGCATATACTATTTTTTTTGTATTCATATATAACATTCCTATAATATGTGCCATTCATTCCATTGTATTTATTATGAATATCTTCTAATAATTTGAATATATATTTATCATTGGTAATGTCCCATTCTTTCATAAAGTCGTATAATTCATTAGCATCGGTTATATTTTGTGTTTTTAATAGCTCACATAAACTTTCATATGAATAATTATTCATTATATAATTAATGAATATTCATTTTTTACTTTTTATTTCCACCCATCTTAAATAAATTTCCAGTAAATCCACTATCACTTGATAATAAATTTCCACTATAATTATTACTACTTGAACTAGGCTTAAATAATGAACCTAACTTATCAAATATAGAACCACTATCAGTTGTAGAACTTGATGAAGTTACTGATGTAGGTGATGAAATTTCACCACCCCATTTCATAAAATATGAAACTATCATTAATATAATAGAAATAGCTACACCAATTAAAATAATATATAATATTTGTATGATATTTTGGTTTAACTTTATATCCATTTCAGTAAGTTCTATCTTTCTTTCTTTTGTATCTAAATCTCCTATTTGTTTTTTAATATCATTATTCAATTCACCATTTTTTAAACTCACATTTCTTAACAATTTTTGGCCTGTAACTAATGCTCTATTAGTTCTTTCATTCATATCATTAATTCGTCTATACTCATTTAACTTAGAATTAAAATTATTATTTAATTGGTTAAAAACTGATTTAAATGATTGTTTTACAGCGTCAACACTTCCACCCTCCTTATTTTCAGGAAATGACATATTTATTATACTATTATATATTATTATTTTTACATACTTATTATTTTTACTAACCATACTACCATTATTAATGTTGTTAATACTGTTAATACTGTATATAATTTTGTGTTTATCATACTAGTGCTCCATAATATGAAAAATGATATAGATATTAATAACCACGAATATAAAAAACGCGCAAATAACATACGTTTTGCTTCTTGTTCTTCCATTTATTATATCCAATTAAAATAATATTTTACTTTGACATAAAATAATATATCATTAAACCTAATGTATTTAAACCTGCCAACATTAATACCATCTGTCTTCTATGTTCATTTCTTTTAACAGCTAATTCATATTGATATTTTCTAGAACTCAATTCTTTATTTTTATCATCCATTACAATTTCATTATTTGTGATAGATGTATCAAAACTTCTAACATTAGTATCATTCATATTTAAATCAGCTTCATTCTTATTTAAATTATCCTTTTCTGCTACTATCATTTTATCTAATTCACTTAACGCATTTGTAAAATTTGTATAAAATCTTTGTAATTTCATATATTCAGAACTACTCATTTTTACACTTGCTGGACCTCCAAAACTTGTAATAGTCTCATATATAACATTATTATCCATTATTGAATTAACCGACTTCATATTATTATTAAAATTAGACACTATAGTATCAACTGTATCCTTTGTAGACATTTATATAGTATAAATATACAAAATAAAAGCAAAAAAAGAATTATTTGCTTCATCTATCTTACACAACGATAGAATTCATATCCTTTATTATGTGATACGGCATTTTGTGTTATTTTTATTATATCACCTGAACGAAAATTATAATAACGACATATTGGGTCACTCATTAATATTAATGGTAACTGTGACTTACTCACTAAACTATATCTTTTTAATAATTCCGCACCAACTGAATCATTTATTAATTCGTGCTTTGGAACCAAACTATGTTTAGTCTTATTTATTTGTAATTCCTTACAATTCATAATCTGAATTAATTTTTCTTTTTCTAATTTATATATAGTATTATTTGGTTCAATCTTTAACACTACAACTATATCTAATATATCTATATCTGATATTTGCTCTCTTATTTCATCAACATAATTTTTTATTAATGTTGGCTTAATACGCAAAGTTGTTATAAATTTTATATATATTCCACACTTTTTATCATTTACTATTTTTGTAGCATATATATCTAGTTTTTTTTCATGTGTTAAATATTTAAAATCAGCATCTGATAATTCTTTATAACTTTTATCCAATTTAAAACCACGGTCTTCAACCATCTCTTGGCAGGTTATCCATGCATTTTTAATATATGTGTATTCATCCATCATTTTATTAATAATAATATTTAATTGATATTAATAAAATGTCAAATTTTTAATCTTCTTTTCTTGATATTATCTCAAAGTCATCATTCATATCACTTCCAAGATTATTATCACCATTATTATTATCTACTTCACTTTCACCCCAATTATTTTCCACATTATCACCATAATCATCACTTACACTTTCTTTATATGATGGATTATTCTCTCTCCATAAAGCATCATTCAATTCAATCTTTTTTACACCTTCATTAGATATAACTGTATTATTACTATTTATATTTGTCATATTTCCTATATTAAATACTCGTACATCATCACTTCCACTATCAGGACTTATAAACTTTTCACTCATATTAACAACATCCTTAAAATTTTCATCATCTTTCTTCATTTCATCTACATATTCTACATCATCTTTCTTAAATACATCAGGAGTATCTTCTAAAGTCTTTATCTGTTCAAATAAACCACTCTGATCACTATCGTCAAAATCACCACCAGCCATCTTTAATACCCTATTATGTATCAAAACATACATCTTATACTTATTATATTTGTGTATAGATACTTTCCAATCACCATCAAATTCATTATTGAATTTACTATCATAATCTAATGGTAATTTTAATGCTATTACATTTGTATCATTATTTTCATTAAATATATTCTTTACTAAATCTTTCAATAATATATCACCTAATTTATAATTTGCTCTTTCTACTTCCATATATCTATCACCACCTGCCCACGGAACATCTAAAAATACTACATTGGATGTATATGTATTATATAAATTAGTATAATCACCACATCGTATAGACATAAAATTACATACAAGTTTAGAATATTCATTATTAGCACGTTCTAATTTCAATTTATTACATCTATTCAATAGTAGTTCCATATTATTCAATAAAGCATTGTATGTTTCACGGTCGTATTCTATACAATGAACACTATTAAAATATAATAAAAAAGGGAAAGAATTACCACCAATGTTTGACGTACCATCAGTAATACTCCATTTATTAATATCAGCTATAGTATATTTTGTATAATTAACTATATTTTTAATAATATCATCAGCGATCAACTTAGCAGTCTTATAATCACTAGTTGATTTATATGATGAACCAACAATCTTAAATAACTTAGGATCTAATTTTAATTGTGATAATGGATAAAACTTCTTCAAAAACGATTCATTAGTAGTATCATCTTTTACAGGTTTAACAACTTTATATTTTGTTAGATTGTTCATTTCATCAAAATGTTCATTATTCCATTTATTATAGAAAGTATATAACATTGCTTTATCCCTAATTTTATCTTCATATCTTTCGTTAGGACGAACTAATTCAATAATTTCAATATCATCTTCAACATCATCATAACTTAATGAATAATAATTCTTTATAGGTTTCCACACTATATCACTAGGTTCTTTTTCTACTAATACATTAATATCTAATTTTTGAAATAATGTTGTATATACACGTTGATGTTTTTTATCATCTATATTACTATTCAATACCAATTTAAATTTATTTTTACTCATAATACGTTTGAGATATCCAAAATCAAAGTATTCAGCATAATAATCTAGATACTGTTCATCTCTTATCATTATATATACGCCGTGAACTAATTGTAAAAACTGAATAAGTTCTTTACTCTTTTCACGAGGAACATCGTGTTCTCTAAAAAATACATATCCACCTGGTCTCAATATTCGATATATCTCTTTTAATATATTTTCACGGTCTAACTTTGATATATGATGAAATACTTCATTTAACATAACTAAATCTACTGAACTATCAGGTAATCCTGTATTATTACGCGTTTCATATTTAATTAATTCAATTCTATCTCTAATTTCATCAGTTGTAAAAGGACTATCAACAACATTCAATCCAAAAGCTTTATCCTTAGGTATATTAAAATATTCAGCAGTAGCTTTAGTAATAGAACCATCATCTGCTCCTAAATCTAAGAATGAAGTGATTTTAGCATCTTTAGGTAATAACGCAAGAATATCATTAACACGATTTTTAGAACGATTTATATTATATTGAATCACATATTCTTTAATGAATTCATTATTGAATATATTTTTATAATTTGATATTGGTAAAAATCCACGTGTTTTTGTATCACTGATTATGATTTTACCATATTTTTTATTATTTTTATCTAAATTATCTTCAATTAGCTTTTGTATAAATTGCCAATAATCATTATTTTTTATTAAATTAGTTTGAAATACATTACTTTCAATATTTATTATATCCATTATATCTTTATCCGACTGACAAATTATATCATTATCCCACTTAATATATTTATTTTCTGTTTCAAACTTCATTGATACACCCATAGCTTCAACTTCTTGTAAAAATAATTTAAAAGCATATGGTACTTCTAATTGTGCGAACTTCGGTATATACATATTTGTATCTGTCTGTTTCTTTATAACTTCATTCAAATCACTACTGAAATATTGTGTTGTTTCATCCTGTAATAAGTCTCTATAAATTCCTTTATCTGGGTTATAAACTGATATTACACCGCTACCTTGCGAAATAGTAATAATATCTTTGTCGGAACGTTCCATAAAACTTTCGTGTAGAAATTGCATAACACCGTGAGATAATAAAGCATCCCTTTCCATTTCACCTACACGACCACCTCCACCTAATGAACGACCACCTACAGGTTGGTGTGTTAATGCTGCTTTTAGACCACCATCACGTGATTGGTATTTATCACTAACTTGATGTGTCAATCTTTGATAATATGTTGGACCTATAAAATAATTGACTTTCATCATTTCACCAGTCATACCATTATATAATACTTCACTACCACGTCCTTCAAAACCGATACTTTCTAATACATCACCTAATAAATCTTTATTGACTTCACTAAATGCGGCTACTTCTGAAAATAATCCTTTTTCAATACAAGCTTTACCAGTTACAACTTCTAAAAATTGTGCGATTGTCATACGACTTGGAAAAGCGTGCGCATTTACTATTAAATCAGGTTGTATACCTCTCTTTGATACAGGCATATCGTACGGTTGTAATAACATACCAACAGTTCCTTTTTGACCAAAGCGAGAGCAGAATTTATCACCTAATTCAGGTTTTTTATCTTTACGAATACGAACTTTCACGTATCTTTGTTCATCATTACCTAAATTAGAATAAACTTTATCAACAAAACCGTCTTCATTTAAACGAACAAAATCACTATTATCTGTATATAAATCATTACCATTACTATCTTTTTCACCAGTTAATACACATTTTCCTATTAAAATATCATTTTCATCTATTTTTAATCCTTCCAATATTAGACCATCATCACCTAATTTAGAATAATTACCTGATTTTAGATTGGTTGTATAACGTGGATCTGGTTTCATTATTTTTTCACGAATTTTATTATTCTCTATTTCATCTCTACCTGAATAAGTTCTATATTTAACAGTCCTAAATAAGCCTCTTTCAACAGAAGCTTTATTGAATATAATAGAATCTTCTTGATTATATCCAGTGAAACAACCTATAGCAACTATAGCATTTATACCATTTGGTAATTCATTAGTAAATAAGTATTTTTCTAATTTATTCTTTACAACAGAACGTTGTGGATAATACATTATTTGACCTTTAGTGTCCATACGCGTCCTAAAGTTACTTGCGTATAGACCCAATGCTTGTTTAGATTGTCCAACAGCATATAAGTGACGTGGTCCTTGGTTCATTTCAATAAATGGAATACAATTTGCTAATAATCCTAATATTAATGATGGATGTATTTCACAATAATTATATGGATATTCTTTCATAGATAAATCGTGAATAGTTACAGCAACCATAGCAGTATCTTCTTCATCTTTATCAATATATTCAATAACACCTTCTAATTGTTCTAATTCAGTTTCTGAATATTTGGCTTGTTCTTCTAAATAATATCGTTCATCTTGATCATTTAATGGTTTAGTAATATCTCTAAAGCCACTAATTAGATGGTCCCATTTAATATCACCATCCATTAAAGCTTGTATAATACTTCGTCCATTCATATCACCAACTAATGGTTTAAATATATTCAATTCATTATTAGAATTAACTGTTAATACAGGACGGATACCTCTACCAGAATCAGTAGTAATTTTAATATGATTTTTTAAACTATTGAATGTTATAGAAGTATACACATTTATTATAGCATTTCGTTTTAATAACTTCATAGTTCTATAAAATGCTAATGGTTCTCTAACATAACCTACAATACGTTCATTTAAGAATATTCGTGTGTATTTATAACTATCACTATCCACTTGATCAATACTTTCCATACCATTAGTATATAAACATCTCAATAAGTTCATTGAGTTAGTTCCTGAACTGATTATAGCAAAAATTGATAAGTTTTTTCTCAAACCAATATTACCACCATCAGGAGTTTCGGATGGACACATTATACCCCAAGATGAGGGATGTAATGCGTGTGGAGGTCTAACTTTAGCACTGCTTGATAAAGGAGTATTAATACGACGTAAGTGTGATACGAATCCAACATAACTTAAGCGAGCTAAATCTTGAACGACACCTTCTTTATTACCAGGAGCATTTTTAAGACCCCACGCTGATTTAAAAGCATATGTGAAACCATCATTGACGATATCTTGATTAATAATTTTATTTACTGATATGATAGAACTGGTGTCATCCGCTGCATTTGAGCCAACTAAACGATAAATATTATATTTTTTCATTTTAATATCAGGTGGAAAGTTGAGCCAAAATAGATTATCTTTTAATGTATTTGTATCTTCACTTTGCCAAAAGTTATCTTTATCGTGTTTATTATGATTAATATTACAAACTTCTATTAATCTATTTTTTACACGAAAATATAAATCACGAAATAATGTTGATATTAAAAATCCTGCTAAATCTACACGTTTATACATATAACTATCTCTATCTGTATATGGTTTTATACCTAATACAGTTTCTATTAATTCACGTGTCATATGACCTAAATAATAAGCTTTATGTATATTCAATTGACCACAATGTGGTAAGAAGTAGTCTTTTAAAATAACATCTAAACAAGCTAAACGTGTTGCTTCATTAGTTATTGATGGACTGACTACACGTGGATCTATTAGTGTAGATAAGAACATCAATGCTTCATATTGAGACATAATTAAGCAGCGATGAGTAATATGTATATTATCTTTATCATCTGGATTAAAATATGGAAAAACTTTTTTAATTGGGACATATTTCCATATTTCGGTTCCAAATAAATCAGCATTTTTCATACTTGGAAATAAAAAATCTATCATTCTTTTACCTAATGTATTATCTAAATCACCTATTATCATTTTCAATATTTCTTCATCACTTATTACACCTAATGCCCTAAATACAATAAATAGGGGTATAGGTAATGATGTAAATGTTTCATTACTCTTTTTTACGCCAATTTGTGGAATTTCAACATATATACCATCTTTCCTATAATAAATATTACTCAGTTTCTTATCTTTTTTATCATCAGTACATATAGATAAAGCTGTTATACGAGCTGGTTGAAACTTATTTTCAGGAACAGAACGAACATTCGCTGTAGCATAAAACTTACTATTAGTATCAGTTATTTTACTAACATAAATCTTATTTTCAATTTGTCTCTCTTGTGCTATAATAACTTTTTCTTTACCATCTATAATAAAATAACCACCGTGGTCATACGGACATTCACCCATAAGATGTAATGTATCATATTTCATACCATATAAACTACATATTTTACTTTGTAACATAATTGGTATATTTCCTAAAGTTATATTACGAAAACGACGGATTACTCGTGGTTGTCCGGGATCATTAACAATATATTCAATTATAACATCTGTTTGAATTTCAGTTCTATAGGTTAAGTTTTTTAGGCGAGCTTCATTTGGATATAAAGGTTTTCTATTAACAGAAAAACCTTGTTCTGTTCTTTCAATTTCCTGAATAATAGGTTTCGCTATAAAAATATTATTAGCATCATTAATGACAACGGCATTATCCATTGTTTTGAAGGTTGTAAGTATTTGATTATTTTCATTAACTTCATCATCAATAATTACAACAGTTTCTTTTTCTTCATTATTGACTTTTTTAATTGAACCACCTACTGTAACACGTAATTCATATAAATATTTATTATCTTCTAAAGGGTTATATGATAATATGAGCGGATTAAATTGACGAATAGTTTTTGGTATATTAATTTCTAAAAAGCGATTAAATGAGTCTAATTGGTTTTTACATAAATAATTATCAGTATTTTTGAAATATGAATCAATGATAGACCATAAATGAGTCTCCCATTTATTAACTATGTTTTCAACATCCATATTGATTCAAATTAATATAATATATAACTATATTCTATTTTTTTATATAGAATAGAATATGATTATCTCCAAAAATTATAATTTTTACTTATAGGACTATTTAAACTCATTGAAAAACTATTATACATTTTATTAATACGATGTTTTATTGTAGTTTCATCTATACTTGAATTTTCTTTCATATAATTTAATAGATTTATAGTGTCCCACTTTTTATTCTTTTGTTCATATATTATAGTCTCATCTACATCCACTTCCTTTATCAAATATAAATCACGTAATCTTGGTATATTATTACCCAATTTAACATTTTCTCTATTATTTAATACTGATTCTATTCGCTGATATTCCATTATATCCATATATATTTCAGTGGGTGTATATCCCTTTGGTCTTTGTATATAATCATTACCTAATAAGATACACATATCAATAAATGAATCATATGATATATTCATTTCAGTAAGAATATTATCTAAATAATAGACATCAACCATATCATCTCTATTACTAAAATTTCGTAAAACTATTTTAGCTCCACAAGCAATAGTATCCATATCTTCTGATACAACTCCGCTAACGAGACCCATATGATTCAATTTAGCACAATATTGTTCTGCTTCACTTGTAGCTTCTATATATGAGACACCCATTAAATCAAATAGTTCTTTAGTAGATTGTATAATATCAATACTAACAAATACTATACGTTTTTCAATATTAGAAATTTCATCTTTTATTTCTTGTCCATCATCACTATTAATTGATTGTGATTTTAAATCCAATATTCGGTCGTGTAATTTCTGTTTAGCTTCTCTTCTTTGGATTATTGTATTTGTCTTTTCAGTTGGTGGTTTTCCATCAAATATAAATATAGGTGTTATTCCAAATTTCTTAAATTTATTTACCATAAAAAACATCCCATCTATATGATTACTTTTACCATACAAATATTTATACAAATAAACATTTGTATCTACAGCAAAAGTCATTCCGTTAAATACAGATAGATGTTGTCTTAATTTACCATTTGGACTATATTTTTCAATTAATGAGTTCAAATTTTTAACACCCATATCTTATTATAAATTGACAATTATTTATGTCTATTTATACATCATATCCTAAATATGATAATTTCGCACTCTTACAATTATTCTTCATTTCTATAAATTTTCCATTTAATTCCTTACGAATATCACTATATAATTCATCTGCTTTTTCTTTAGTAAATTTTATACCAATTGGATATTTTGTTATAAAATCATCCATATTTAATGTTCCATATTTAAATACATAATATGATAAAGCTGATGTATGCTGAACCCACGTATGAATACTAATACTATCTATATCCGGTATACTAAGTTGATATAATAGTTGTTGAACCATACATAATATGTGTTCTTTCTCTTTTTTTAATAAACTTTTTAAAGATAATTTTGGTTCTATAATATGCGTCATTATTATTAATAATATAATAGCCCACGTATCAGTATATGTTTCAAATAAATTGATATGATTAAAAATATTATAATCTAATGATATTTTCATATGTGTGGATGACCATATTTTATTATCCATCGCACTATCTAATAATAAATAGTGTATCAATTCGTGTAATAATAATCTATTATATTCTTCTTTACGATATATGAGAATATATTTATCTTTACCGTGTGATGTAAAACCTGAATTAATAACTTCAGGAGTTAAATTACGTTCATTCCATTCTTTTTTAAACTTTGTAGGATAAAAATGTATAATAACTTTATTATTTGTTGTTTTAACATAGTCCATTAATGATAACATCATTATAACATTCAAATATAAGATATCATAATCGTTATTGTTCCATATATTATATTCTTTATTTGTAGTAGTAAATAAATTAATTAGAATAGTATTGCGACCATTATTGTATGTAATAGTTTCTTTATTAGTGAAGAATTGATTAATAATAGGAACATAGTTATTAGATATAAAGTATGAATTAAGGTCTATGGGATTATTAATATGAATTTTTTTAGTTTTATTTATAGAAGCATCTTTCATATTTTTATTAAATAAAGGTTGAATATCATAAAAAACTGTCATTAGATGTATATATATTTTATTCATTAAATATATCATAAATTGATAATATTTTATCTGGTTGTTTATTAATAAAATCGTGTGTTACTGTAACATATTCATTATAATAAATATTATTAATAAATGTTAATATGACATATATATTACCATAATTATTAATAGTTGGATTCCAAATACCAATATTATTAAATAAATAGATATTAGAAGTAGAATCAACTTTTATAGAAAATTGTAAATTGTTATTATTGATAAATGGATGATTTATTGATATTATATTATCAATAGATTTAACTGATATATCATTTATTTCTAATAATAAATCATATTTGTTAATTCTTTTAAATCCGGATAAAAAATTATCTATAAAATAGAATTCATGAATAGTATTATTGTATTTTATTGAAATATTTTGATATTTAAGGTCAAAAGTATTAATAAATTGATTATTTATAAAAAGTTCAATTGATGAATATTTAGTAAGAAAGTCAATTGAACATTCAATATTATACTGTTCTTTTAATTCATCATCATTTATATATAAATTATAAATTTTGTGATTAGTAATAGAACATTTTCTTTCTAAATATTGTTTAACTAAGCTAGTACCAGTTTTAATTAAATCATATTTAGGTATATTAATAATTTGTTTCCATAAATCTGAAATATTTGAACTATTTGGAGATAATAATGACAATGTATCGTGTATAATATCAGCCAAATCATTATCATAATGCGAAAGTATTTCTCTTAATAAATCAACAGGTGATTGTAATATAGTATTATTAATATCATTGTTAGAAGAAGAAATAAATTGATATGCTTCATTAATTTCACGAAAGCGGTCCCCGTGTTCTTTATTTTTATCAGGATGATATTTTAGTGCTAATTTAAGATATTGTTTGCGTATATATTTGATATCATCATTAGGTGAACATTCTAATATTTTGTAATATTGTTCATACATTATGTTGAAGAAATAGCTTTTTAACTTTAAATACCAAAAATTCTATAATGATAATATTATATTCAATTTTAATGATACCAACTTCAATATTATTAGCATCTTGAATAAATGATTGTTTAGACGATATTGGTATATCAGGATGTTTCATAACATAGTCAACAATATTACTAAATATATCTCTAATCTGTATATTTGATAATAATAAGTCATATAATATAGCACGTATAGTTTTAATGGATGTGATACTACGTTCTTTTATATGTGGAATAAGTGTATTAATAATGGATTTTATGTTAGGTGTTTGTAATATTTCGTTTAATTTAGTGTCAGTTAATAATGAATTCGCATTTGTATCTATGGATTGTTTAATATATGGTAATAGATTACATAGGTTAAATAAATTATAATTAGTGTATTCTATAATTTTATCAATTTGTGTATTATGTAGTGATGGATATGAATATTGGATATATTTATATACCATATTTTTAGCAGGCGATGGAACTCTTATTTCAATTAAGCGTGATTTAAAGCAACTATACATAGATTGTATATTATTAGCTATAAATATGAAGCGTGTAGTTAATATATATTTATCCATAAGTGATAATAATGTTTTTTGTGTGTCAATAGATAGTCTATCAATATGATGTAATACTATAATATGGAATGAGTTATCAATAGTTTTATATTCAACTATTTTTTGTATATAATTGATAATAACATCCGCATCACATAATCCATACTCAGATAGATTGAATTCAAAGTGATATGGTGTTTGAACATAATTAATGGGAATGAGATTACCATTAACAGTTATATCATCAAACTTGATGTTTCTATATTTTTGAATTGGATTATTATTATTATGAATATTATTTATCATTGCGTATATTAGGGTTTTTTTACCTGAGGAGGTTGGGCCATAAAATATCATATGAGGTACATATTGATTAAAAGCAGTTAATTTAAGAGCAATATTTTTATGAATGATGAAGTCATTAAGATACAAGGGTGTATTCATTTATGTAAAATAAAAATAATTGTTTTCTTTATATCACATAAGTATGAATATACATATTTATGAGATAATAGGTTATTTGTTGATATGTAATGTGAAAGAAGAAGAGATAATTGATTTATTGAAAAACAATATTCAAAACAAGCTATCTAATATTATAATGAATAAATTACTTTATTTAGATGATGTTGTCTGTTGTGTTGATGACGGTCCTACATCACCTTTAGGACCAGGTGGACCAGGAGGACCAGGTGGACCTTGATTATTGCGTAATTTACGATAAATATATAGAATGAAGACTATAGATAGTATATTAATGATAAGATTAAAGAATAATAGATTGGTTAATTTTTCATTATCCATAACAGGGAACATATTTTTTTATAATATTATTTGAATATTTTTTTGAAGAAAAATAATGTATGTTATTTCTAAATGGAAAATTCTAAAGGATTATATGGATTAGATATGTTAGCGAATCAATATAGAAAAAAGAGAGAAGAAAAGAAGGATGATGATGAGCAAGTATGGTATACTGATAAATTAGAAGATTTTAGAAAAACGATGATGAATAGACTTAAGGTATATGATCCTTATATGAATAAAACAGATCCAATAGATTATGTAATGTATAATCTATGGTTGAGTTATAATTGGGGTGATTTATCATTACAACAATTATATGATAAGAAGAAATAATCGTGGTATATAATATAATAATGATAGCAGGAGTTAGAAGAACAATGCCTTTATGTGGTAAGAGACGTTCTCGTCGTAATAGTAAAAGAATGAGTGGTGGTGGTAATGGATATTTTTTAGATCCACGTTTAGAACAAATAGCAGGTCAAGCGGTAGTTGTTGGATATGATAGTCGTGTTCCACCAGTATTTAATGGTGAATTAATGAGTGGTTCATTAGTGATGAAAGGAGGTAAAAGAAAATCAAAGAGACGTTCAAGTAAGAATAAGAGAAAGTCATCAAAGAGACGTCACCGATGAGTTAATGGAGGTAATTGAAGTTTATATGATGGATTAGGTTCGCTATGGCGTCTTGATGAAACAGTGATTTTATTAATATTAGAGTCACTATGACGTTTATTTATATTGAGAGGTGGTAAAGTTAAAGTATATTTAAGATGAAATTTATTAATTTTGTCAATTTGGTTATCAATATTACCTGAAATATCATTATATATTTGAATAATATTTTCTTCAATACGATTTGATGAATTTATTATATTTTTTATATTATTTAAAGTCATACCGGATTTAGATATTAGGAAATCATTTGCTGCTAATTCTATTGCTGTAGGTCTGAATTTAATATTTTTATTCAATAAGTTTTCTAAGAGACTATTCCATTCTTTTCTATCATTAATAGGTTTAAAATTTTCATTACTTATTAAATAGGCAAGTCGTAATATATTGTTAGCAGAATAAGGTACTTCATATGTCAGCATATTATACAATATACAACCTAATGACCATATATCAGTAAGTTCATTATAGCCATCACCTGAATATGTTTCGGGGCTCATATATAGTGGACTGCCTATACACGAGTGTAATAGATTATTATCGGGAAAGAATTTAGCGATGCCAAGGTCTCCAATTTTAACATTCCAGTTATTATCAAAGAATATGTTGGATGGTTTAAGGTCACGATGAACTATATGATATTTATGTAAGTAGGTTAGTCCTAAAATGATTTGGAGTATAGTTTTGGAGATGAAGTTATTATTTAGTTTTTTATTATTTTTTTTATTAATATCAATTAATGATTGTAGGTCACCATTTGACGCATATTCTGATATAATATAAACATGTTCATTATATATGAATGAATCAATATATTTTATGATATATGGACTTGTATTACATTTTTGAATACATATTTCCATAACGAGTTGTTCTTGTTCTTTATCTGAAAGATTGTGTAAATACATATCTTTCAAAGCAAGTATTTGATGAGTTGAGGTGTGTTCAACACGATATACTATACCGTGTGTTCCTGAGCCAATTTTATCAAGGATACGATAATTACGTATCATAAGTTTATTATATACGTATATTTCTTAATAATGGAGCGCTTGATATAATGATTGAAGTAGCACTAATAATTTCATCTTTAAATATTAATGCTATTAGAAGACCTACAAATATACAAGCACAATATCCCATATAAACACCTTGCCACGTATATCTAGAGCATAATTCGCACATCATTCTACATAGAACAAAGCCTGCCGCGAGGGCTACAATAAGAAAAAATGGAATAATTAAATAGAATTCAGTCATATTTTATTTATAATATATATTTGTAAATAAAATAAGTATTAAATGGTTGTAGATGATACCGTTGTATTGTTATTGGAATTTGTATACCACATATATAATGTAAATGATAAAAATATAATAACAAATATTGATATTATAGCTAATATAACCGCTACTGTAGTACTTACATTTAGTTTTTCTTTTAAAAATTTACCGATTTAATATCCTATATACAAAATTAATGCGGCTATTAATAATAAAACTCCTTCACCACCATCACCACCTTTCATTTTTTTACCCATATTTATATAATATAAAAATAAAAAATTGTTGTGTGAGTTATTGATATAATATATATTATATGATTAACTCGTATGTGTTATTTATTTCTTTTTAGCAACAGTTGATTTAGTAGGTGCGACTTGTTCAGTTGATTTTTTTGTAGTTTTCTTTGCTGGAGGAGGAGTTGGAGGACGTTCGTCTTCTTCATCTTCTTCTTCATCATTTTCTTCTTCATCATCATCTAATTCATCTTTTACTTGAACAGGTTCATCGTCACTATCTTCTACAGTATTTGAATAACCTTGTTTGCTATCACTATCATCTTCATCATCCATAGAAGCAGTCTTACGAATTGGTTTACTATCATTTTCATCATCAATGAAAGCATAGTCTGGAATACCAGCTGGACGATATAGTTTAATTTGGACTAAATCAAACTTTAAGCCAGCACTTTTACCTTGGAATGAAGCAGCTTTTAATTTTAATATAGCAACAGCTTCAGTTCCTTTGACGAAAGCAGTTTCAAAGTCATTGACTTCTTTACCACTTTCATCATAAGCTTTAATGATGAATTTATTTTCCCAAGTAACAACGTGTGCTTTAAATGTTGGTGGATATTTATCAGTTACTTGTTTAGTTTGTTTATCTTTAGCATATTTGATTAAATCACGAATATAAGTATCAGGGTCATTTTCAATACTTTTACGAACGGTTTCACTTGGCTTGCCAAACCAAGTAATAGCATTTTTAATACCATTATCTATCATACATTGTTGTAGATTACTTAAGAAATCAAAGAATTCAGCAGTGCGTGGGTTATATTCATCTGGTTTATTTTTGTTATAACCTGATAATGAGAAGTCAACAGAATATTTGACTTTGTCTGGATTAGTAGTATCAACCCATTTACCAAGACCATAAGGTAATCTCATACGAGGAGTTTGAATGAAGAAATCTTGACCAGCGTATTTAACTCGGCTTGAGCGGCCGCCATATTTGTTTGCTACAGGTTCGCTAAATGTGAACTTAGTAAAATCTACATTATTAGCACGATAAATATTTCCGGATTGAGTGTTCATATTGTTTGCGTTAAAGGAAGACATCTTAATTGTTTGTTTTCAATACGTCATAAAACTTTAAATAATTTTTAATCAAATTTTTGCAAATTTTTTATAATAATCAAATTATACAATAATATAATACGATTATTAGAGTATTTTATTGAGCTGAACTAGCAGTAGTTGCTGAAGCAGCATTTGAAGTGAAGTGGCGTGAAATATAACGTTGTAAGTTGAAATAAGTGAAACCAGTTGAAGCATCAACATCTTGTAATTTACCTAAGATACCACCTAATTTAGTATCTGGGACAAAACTACGACGATTTTCCTTAACTTGTAAATTATGTTCACGAATGTAGTTATTAATTTGCTTAGTAACAACATTACGAGACATCTTAGTTCCGTGTGCGACACCTAAGAAATCACATAAATTATCTGAAATACTTGTTGGAATTTGGAAGCCTGATGGAGCACGCTTTTGACCATCACCACCATTTTGACGGCGAGCACGTTTAGCAGCTAAGCGAGCATTAGCACGAGCCATTTCACGACTTTCACGAGTATAGCATTTAACAGCACGACGTAAGGTTGCTAACCAAGTTTTTTGAGTTTCCATTAAAGCTTCAGCTTGACTAACTAAAGTTTGGAATAAAACTTCAACTGATTGTGGTTGTTCTTCATGTGATTGTTCACCTGAAGCTTGTGGAGCAGGAGTAGTTGGTGCTGCTGCTTGTTGAGTAGATTCTTCCTTCTTTGCTGAAGGAGCACGAGCCTTCTTTTCTTTAGCTGGTGCTGCTGCTTGTTGTACTGGTGCTGGAGTAGCAGGTGCTGCTTGTTGAGCTGGAGCAGGAGAAGCATCAGTCTTCTTTGAAGGAGCACGTGCTTTCTTTTCTGGAGCAGTAGTTGTTGCTGCTGCTTGTTGTGCTGGAGCTGGAGTAGCTGGAGCAGATTGTTGGGTTTGAGCTGGAGTTGCTTGTGGAGCAGGAGTAGATTTTTTAGCCATTTTGAGTGTTTCTATAACCAATTTTATATATGAAATCTTTAAGTATATATTACGTATATTCGTCATATATATTTTAAAAATACGCAAAAATTAATTTGAAAATGCGACGCCCGCCATTCCACTCATTATTCTTAACAAATTATAATTTACTGCGTAATAATGTAATACTCTCGCACTTGAACCAGTATTAATTTCTAAAGTTCCATTATCAATTCTACTAAAATTACAAGTTCCACTTGGTTGATGTTCTTCTGGATTTAATGCGAAACTATATACATAAAATCCACCTAATGGCTTACTATTTGTTGATGGATCACTAGCTTGTTGATTATGTCCACCTGTATGATGTTGATATGGTTGAACAAGACGGAAATAACTACCATCTCTCTGTTGAAAACGGTCTTGTCCATTCAACTGAATTTGTGCTATAGTTGTATTATCTAATAATGAACCTTGAGAAGCCCAAAAATCAAATGGATGTCTTGTTCCACTATTATCTTTAGCAACCCATACTATTTCTTTTACAGGATGATTTAAAAATAATTTATTTGTAGTACTTGAATTAGGTGTTATACTAATACCATTTGAATATTGAACTTGTTCAATTAAATATTCGTGAGATACTTGAGCAAAACGTCGTCGTTCATCAGTATCTAAATATATATAATCTACATAAACATCACAATATAATAATTGAGCATTTGATGGGGTGAATGAACTACCAGATGTTACTAAGAATGAATTATTCAATTGAATATTAATTTTAACTTCGTGATATTGTAATGCTACTAAAGGTAATGCTAAACCGGGATTACGACAAAACCAAAAATGTAAAGGAACATACACTTTAGTATAATTTGGATTATTGCTATCCTTTAATGACCCTCCTATCATTCTATCTAATTTTTGCCAATTAGCTTCAGTATGTGATAATTGTGTCCAAATATCCATCCATTCACCATAATGTCTATCTACTACTTGTCCTCCAATTTCAATTTCAATATTATCTATAACTTGATGTCCTACACGCCACGCATTACTTATATCTTGATTAAATGTCATTTCTAAATATACACGATGAACTAAATCACCATTTCGTCCTAATATACAACTGAATGTATTTCCTAAACCTATTGTTCCATTCATTGTTTGAGAAATAGATTCCATCGCAAAGTTTGTATGTCTCTTATATACAACTTTAAAGAATGTTATCTGTGGATTGCCTGTTAAATATGTATCTTGAGCGCCATAAGCGACTAGTTGCATTAAACTTCCTGTCATTTTTTACGATATAGTATAACTTATATTTTAAATATATTTTATTTTATAGTTGTTATTTACATCTTATATAAAATATAAATAACATATTTCTTAATTAGAGTATGCTAAACCACCCATACCTGACATAACACGAAGAACATTGTAATTGACAGCATAGACTTTCAATACAGTTCCAGCCGCAATTTGAGCAACGGTTGGATAACCAGCCGCCCGTGAAGTAGCAAATGATAAGTTTAATACAGCATTATCAATACGACTGAAATTACAAGTACCTGATGGTTGATGTTCTTCTGGTTTAAGAGCAAATGAATAAATATGTGTTTGAGCGAATACATTACTTTCATCTTCAGTTGATGATCTATCTGTTGAATTTAGTGAACGACCACAACCACTATGATGTTCAAAACGTTGAACTTTAGTGAAATAATCACCGGAACGACGCTTAAATCGGTCTTGACCGTTTAATTGTAATAAAGCATCTGAACAAGGTTGATATGTTGTAAAGTTTGCTGTATTATTTGATGGATCAATTAACCAGACTAATTCTTTAACTGGATGATTGAAACGTAATTCGTGTTGAACTGTTGTTGAATTAGTGTTAATTGTTAAAGCATTTGAGAATTGAACTTGTTCAATTAAATATTCGTGTGACACTTGCGCAAAACGACGGCGTTCATCAGTATCTAAAAAGATATAATCAGCCCATATTGTTACATTTTGTAAATATTGTCCGGTTGTAGTATATGGAATAGCATTTGTTGAGAATATAGAAGCTGGTTCAAATTGAACATTAATCTTAACTTCGTGATATTGTAAAGCGATTAATGGTAATGCTAAACCTGGATTACGACAGAACCAAAATTGTAATGGAATATGTAAACGATTTGGATCAGCATTTGATATACCAAATTCAGTAGGGTCTACCATATATTCTAACATACGTGATTGGTCAAATGGTAAAGTTAAATCACACCATAATGCCATCCATTCACCGTATTGTTTATCAATAACTTGTCCTCCAATTTCAACTTCAACATAGTCTAATAATTGAAAACCATAATATGAGAAAACACCTGCCGCTAAAGCTGGGTTTGTATTTGATAAATCAACATCAACTTGTAAATAAATACGATGTAATAAATCACCATTACGAGCAATAGTAGAAGTAACACGGCGACCTAAATCAGCAGAACCGTTAAATGTTTGTTCAATAGCTTCAATTGCGAAGTTAGTATGACGACGATAAACGACTTTGAAGAAGGTAATTTGTGGATTACCAGTTAAATAAATATCTTGAGCACCATAAGCAACTAATTGCATTAAACCACCAGCCATATTTCTTTATATTTATACTATTACTATAGATTTTTTTTTGTAATTCTCATAATATTTATGTAATGAGAATGACATATAAGTAAACTTCTTAATTAGAGTATGCTAAACCACCCATACCTGACATAATACGTAAGACGTTGTAGTTGACAGCATAGACTTTTAAGACAGCACCACCTGATGGAATAGTTGATGATGGAATAGCGGATGATGAACTAGCAGCTAAGAATTCTAAGTTTAATACTGCGTTATCAATACGTGAGAAGTTACAAGTTCCGGATGGTTGATGTTCTTCTGGTTTAAGAGCAAATGAATAGACGTGAGTATTTGGTAAAACTGTGTTAAAGTTTGGATTACCAGCAGCACCTGTTAATGCGTTTAAGACATATGAACGTCCCGCACCTGTGTGATGTTCGTAACGTTGAACTTTAGTGAAATAATCACCTGAACGACGTTTGAAACGATCTTGACCGTTTAATTGTAATAAAGCAGTTGAACTAATTAAATAACCATCAAAAGTAGTAACTGATGATGATGGATCAACTAACCAAACTAATTCTTTAACAGGATGGTTGAAACGTAATTCATGTTGAGTAGTAGTAGCAGCAGCAGCAATAGTTAAAGCATTTGAATATTGGACTTGTTCAATTAAATATTCGTGTGATACCTGAGCGAAACGACGACGTTCATCAGTATCTAAGAAAATATAATCAGCCCAAACGGTAGTATTTTGTAAGTATGTTGAACCAACAGGGCCAACACAATTAGGAGCAGTTGATACAAATTGAACATTAATCTTAACTTCGTGATATTGAAGAGCGATTAATGGTAATGCTAAACCTGGGTTACGACAGAACCAGAATTGTAATGGAACATGTAATCTATCTAATGAAGTATTAGCAGTATTAGCACCATCTAATAATTGACTTAACATAATAGCTTGGTCTAAAGTATGAGTTAAGTCACACCAAACAGCCATCCATTCACCATATTGTTTATCAATGACTTGACCTCCAATTTCAACTTCAACATAGTCTAATAATTGGAAACCTAAGAAACCGTTACTACCAACGTTAGTAACAGCTGAAAGATCAACTTGTAAGTATAAACGATGTAATAAATCACCATTACGAGCAATTGTACAAGTGAAACGACGACCAATATCAGCAGCACCATTGAAAGTTTGTTCAATAGCTTCAACTGCGAAGTTAGTGTGACGACGATAGACGACCTTGAAGAAGGTAATTTGTGGATTACCAGTTAAATAAATATCTTGAGCACCATAAGCAACTAATTGCATTAAACCACCAGCCATTTTGAATTAAATATTATATAATAACAATAGAAAATATTTTTACGAGAAAATATAATTTTTCATTCTTAAGCAAATAATACATTCAATATGCCATCTTTTATTCTTATAATATTATGACGAACTAAATATACATTACATTCAGCAAATTGTAGATTATTATTAGTTATATCACTTAAATTATTAAACTCCAATGTCAATTGACTATGTGTAAATTGTTCAGTACTTAAGAAGCCAGTATCTTTATTCTGTACAGGTTCTAAACCAAATGAATAAGTATATAATGGTAATATTGGAACAAACTTACTACCTAAACTATTTAAGTAATAGAATGGATATGTATTATATTCATTTGGATGTAATATTAATGATTGTGCTGAACTTATATCATTATATTCATAAATCTTAAAAGCACTATCACACTTAAAATGTTCATATCTTTGAACTAATTTATAATAATCGCTAGTTGTGTCAACTAACATATTTCCATTAATGTTTATAGATGCTCTCTTAAGTCCATCTATCAGTTTTCTAAAAGCTATATTATTGTTGGTATTTTGATATCCCTCCATTAATGATATATTCCACATTAAATATTCCATATAATGTGTTTGTGGTATAGTCACCTTATAAGTGCTATTCGCAGTAACACGCACTCTATCTACTCTATTAACCTGTTTAATAATATATTCTAATGGTAAGCTTGTAAAGCGTTCCTTTTCTTCAGGTGTTAAAAAACCATATTTATATAAACATTCAATATCTCTTATAGCACGTGTAGATGGTCCTTTAAATTGTTTAAGAGTAACTCTTATAGTAATATTATTATCTTTTATAGCCCATAATGGAAATGCGTTCATTGGTGATTTGTGGAACCAAAATGGTAAAGGAACATATAAGTTTATAAATGACGGTGATGATGCTGACGATTGAGCACCAATTTTAGCATATTCATATGATACCATAGGAACTAATTCATTCTTCTGTTGCTGATTTAAATATAAGTCATAATAAGATAAAATATATAAACTATCTAATTCACTTATAACTTTATTATTATGTATAAATTGAACAGTATCTATTATATTTACAAATGTTTCTAATGCGTAAGTATTTGTAGCCATAGAACCACTATTACCTGAATAATCCCATTGAGTAGATGCGTCTAATTTAATACGTAAATATACATCTATTAATAGATCACCATTTATAGGAACGTGTATATCTAATCCCATATTATCAACAATAAAATTAGTATTATTCTTATCATTATTTCTAACAACTAACCAATCAGTTCCAAATTGTGTATGAGTTTTTATATCACGTTGAAAGAAAGTATATTCAGCATTCTGATTAATCATACTATCTTGCTCGCCTATTGCGAGTAACATAATTCTTGCGTTTGACATAATAGTATTATTTTATTATATCAAATGAAAAAAAGCTATATTATGTAGCGAATGCTAAACCAGCCTTACCACTCATAATTCTCAATATATTTATATTTAACGCATATATATTGATATATTTAGCAGTTAAATTACTTGTTAGTGATGTAGCACTGTAAGTAAAATTATCAGTATCACGATATAACTTCATCTTCAATTGTGCTTGTTCTAATTTTGAAAAATTGACTGATCCAGATGGTTGAGTTTCCGTTGGATTAAAAGCAAAATTATAATTATAGAAACCCATACCTATTGGATATATATTAGCCTTATAATTAGGTGCTTTATTACTGGTTCTATTTAAATTATATACATTCAATAATGAACTATTAAGATGATGTTGATAATCTTGAACAAAACGGAAATATTGTGGTTCTAATGGTTCAGTAACATCTTTACCATTCATAACTAAATTACATTCTTTCATTTGTTCACGTAAATAGTTAGCATTTCTCCAATAATTATAATATAATACACCTGTAGTATTATCAAATAAATTGTGTGATAAATCAACACTACTCAAGTCAACTCGGTTATCTTTTATGCCCCAAAATAAAGATTTGACTGGATGATTAAAACGTAAATCAAAGCGTTGTGTTAAATCTTCATATTTATCATTAGTCATACTAGATGTATAAAGTTGAATAGGATTATTCAAACTTGACTGAACTTGTGTAATTAAATATTCTAATTGTTTTGATGAAAATAATACACGTTCATCTTTATCTAAATGTATATATTCACATAACATTTGCATTCTATTTAATGATAGATTAGTATTTGTTATACTATTTGCTGTAGTGGTTAAATTAGATACATATGTTGTTGGAATACTCTTTTGATTTAACTGTACTTCTATACGTACATTAGAATATTGTAGAGCAATTAATGGTAATGATAGACCTATATCATTATTAAACCAAAATCTTAATGGTAAAAATAGTGATTTCTTATTATTACCAGATGAATGCATTCCTGTCATTAAACCAGTTGCTAGTTCTTTACGTTTATCTTGCATCAATTCCATATATAACATTAACCAATCACTATAATGACGGTCTATTAATTGACCATCAATAATAATATCAATATGGTCTATAAATGAATAGCCAAATAGATTGACATTTGAAATATCTGTTTGATTAGGTATTTCAATATCTAATACTAAATACATACGATGTAATAAATCACCACTTTTAGGAATATCAACATATAATTTACGACCATAAGCATTAGTTGTTTCACCAACAAATGGAACATATACAGGATCTAATGCGAAATGTGTGTGACGTCTATAAGCACCCTTAAAAAATGTGAATTGTGGATTACCTACTAAATATTTATCTTGCTCACTCTTTACAGCAAGTAACATATAACCTAAGCCCATTGATTATTTTATATTATAGGTATATAATTATTTTTATTCTTTAAACACAATAAGAGTAAGCTTATTAAGTTTTTTTTATAAAAGTCAAAATATGATTATATTATAAGATGTCTAATAAAATAATAAATTTAAAAAATAAAAAAAGACGAACAAAAGAATATACAAAAAATGAAATTGAAGAACTACTTGATAGTTTTGTTCGTATTGACAATATAGATGAAGTTTCAGTAAATTCACAAATAAGATACGTAACATTAGATTCAAATCATAAACAATGTTTTAGAGAAGGTGGACGACTTGTATATACAACTGATAAATCAGTATGTTTATCTCGTGGGTCTTTTAAATGGTATGTAAAAAAACAACATTTTGAGTTTCCAGATGATAAAGAACCCATATTTGAAACAATTTTTTGGAAAAAGCGGGACTATATGGATGATTTATTAGACCATATAGAAAATCAAACAAATGAAATACAATTATTAAAAGAACAACTGAGTATGTGTAAAGAAATATTAAAAATATTGAAAGATGAAAATAAAATTACAAAAAATGCTATAGAATTAATCAAAACGCAAGTTTCTAAATGTAAAGAAATGTGTTTATCTCTAAAAGAACGTAAATCTTCAAAGAAAAAATAACTTATCTATCTTTGAACAGCCGCATTTCTATCTATCATACTTCCCATTTTATTAACACCTGTCATTAATGTACTTCCAATATTTCTCATTTTATCCATAAAATTCACCCTCTCTCTTATTAATATAAGTAATACAATAACTATTATTGCTAATATAAATAGAATTATATACATTAATGAATTGTCAGTTTGTTCTTGTACTAAAGCATTTTTAGATAATAATGAACATTGACTTCTAAATGCTAAATCATCATAACATCTCATAGATGACCCATAATTCTCTTTATTTGCTCTATCTGTATTTGAATTATATAAAACATCTCTTGTATCATCATTTCTTGCTCCGCGATTACTCTCATTTGGAAATAACTGTTTCATCTTATCAAAAAATCTCAAACTCGCATATACAGGATTTGCCATTACTACCCAAGTAACATTTTCAGTACAAGGTTCTCTTATTATAGAACCCTGATATGTATAAAAACCTTTATCTTCTGGTAATACATCAAAAACATTCCATTCTGTTCCAAGATTCACTAATTTAGCACTATTATTACTAGGTATAATATCAACAAATTCATCAAGAAATCCTTTTGAAGCACTAGCTATCTCATTATTATCTAATTGTAAAAATACAGATACTATCAATAAATTCTTATTAATAGTATTACGATGATTTATCATAATTTCACCATTATATGATTTACCATCTATCTTATGTGATGATGGTATAGTAATAGTTATACTTTCTAAACTAAATACTTCATCTTTATACACTACACTTGAACCAGGATCATAACGAATTGTAAAACTGAACCCATTATTTTCAATAGAACATAATGAACTTCTATAAAAGAAACGTAAATTACATAAAGTATTACATTGTTTCGCATTAGCTGATATTATATTTATCGGCGACTGTTTATTACCAACAATACATTTACTCTGTTCTGCTGACATCTTATTATATTAATATTATTATGGATAATAAATTATTCTATAATAATAGAATATGAAAGAGTGGCAACAAATAATAATAGGCCTTTTTGTAATCTTACTCTTTGGCTACTATTTAGGTATAACTATAGCATCAGTAGTTGATTATCGTTTGAAAGATGCGATTATAAATTTACCAGAACAAAAAAATACAATATATGTCAATTTAGATAATAAAGAAAAGCATATTATTGAGGAAAAATTTACACAAAATAAAAGTGTAAAAGTTGTTCAAAAAAATAATCAAAAACAATTGAAGACTAGTGCTTGTAGAAAAAATAAACGATTTGAACATTTTGAACCGACCATAAAACAAAATACAGATGATACAATAGTTGACCAAAATCAAAAAGCATACGCTTTATCATATAAATTAGCTAAAACTTTACAAACTGATACTTTACCATATCAAGCTTCCAATTCATATGATTTAGCACAAGCATATTCATCTTTTGAAAAATAAAAAGAGATACATAATGATTTAAAGATTATATCTTACATTACTATAATATAAGATGTCATCGTCATCACAAACAAATGAAAATGCTAAAACCGAAGAATCCGTCATTTATGAATGTAAATCATTTGACGATTTAAAATTAAATGAAGATCTATTACGTGGTATTTACTCGATGGGTTATGAAATTCCATCACCTATACAACGAAAAGCTATAAAACCAATGTTAGAACATAAAGACCTGATAGCACAATCACAATCAGGAACCGGTAAAACAGCCACTTTTTTAATTGGTTCATTAAACCAGATTGATAAGACTATAGAAAGACCTCAAGTCTTAGTTATATGTCCGAATCACGAACTAGCACAACAAATATATTATAATTACACTTGTTTATCACAATATATGAAATTGAAAAGTGCGCTATTAATCGGTGGTGTATCTATTGAAAGTAATAAAAAAGCCTTAGATAGTGGTGCTCAATTTATTGTAGGCACACCAGGACGTATCCAAGATATGATTAAACGATATGTATTGAGAATGACTAAATTGAAATGTTTAATTATTGATGAAGCAGACGAAATGCTTTCTAAGGGTTTTAAAGAACAATTATATGAAATTTTCCAATTTGTTCCTAAACAATGTCAAGTTTGTGTATTTAGTGCTACTATGCCTGAATCCGCATTAGAAATAACTAATAAGATTATGACCGATAATGTTGTACGTATATTAGTAAATCCTGAACAAGTTACATTAGAAGGTATTGAGCAATTCTATCTTGGAGTTGATAATGAAAATTGGAAAATAGAAACTTTAGTAGATTTATATGAAAGACTTAAAATAAATATGACTATTATTTTCGTAAATTCACGTAGAAAAGCTGAAGATATTAAAGAAAAATTAGAAGAACAAAACTTTTCAGTCGCATTATTACATGGTGAAATGAAACACGTTGAACGTGAAAAAGTTATGAAATCATTTAGAACAGGAGAAACTCGTATTCTTTTAACTACTGATATTATTGCTCGTGGTATTGATATTCAACAAGTTAGTGTTGTTATCAATTATGACTTACCTAAATTATGTGAAACCTATATACACCGTATCGGTAGAACTGGTCGTTATGGTCGTAAAGGTGTTGCTATCAATTTTGTAACAGAAAGTGAAACACCTATTATAGATAGATTACAAAAATGGTATAAAACAAAAATTACACCATTACCTGAAAATATAACTTCTCTTTTTTAAATTAAAAATAATAATGATAGATTATAAAATATGTCATCACACGATAATATATTTTCTAATAAAAATATTGAATATAATATGATTGTAGCACACGATAACCATTACGGAATTGGTAATGAAGGACGTATTCCTTGGTATATTAGTGAAGATCTAATATATTTTCGTGATATTACATTAAATAATATAGTAGTAATGGGACGTAAAACATATGATTCTATACCATCTACTAGACGGCCATTAAAAGATAGAATTAATATTGTATTAACAAATAATCCAGAAAATTATAATTCAACAGATAATTTGATTTATTGTAATGAAGGTAATTTAAATTACTATATAGATTATTTTAATAAAATGAATAATATTAATAAAATCTTTTTTATTGGTGGAAGTGAAATTTATAAAAAATATATGAATATTGTTGATAATTTATATATTACAAATTTATTAAAAGATTATAAATGTGATGTTTTTTTCCCACAATATGAACATAAATTTTATATTTTTAAGATAGTAAAAACATTATATTCAAGTAATGAAGATTGTAATGTCGTATTTAGGCATTATAAACCAAAATAAAAAAAAAGAAAAAATTAGATGATTATATTATATAATGAAACTTTTACAGAAAATTACTGGATTATTTAAATCTATTCCAACTTATATGTTATGTGGTATAGTAGTTGCTATATTAATTTTATTGGGTATCTATTTATATCGTAGTCCATCTTCATTAAAATCAAGAAAGACTGAAAGTTTTACTGATTTAGCTACACCATCAAGTTTTATGATGTTTTATACTGATTGGTGTCCTCATTGTACGCACGCTAAACCTGAATTCAAGAAAATTATGGATAATTGCTCATCTGGTGAATTGAATGGTAAAAAGATTGTAGTTAAGATGATTAATGCTGAAGAAAATAAGGATATGGCACGTGAATATAAAGTTGAAGGTTATCCAACTTTAATATTTACAAAAGATGGTAAGAATTATACATATGAAGGTAATAGAACAGAAAAAGATATGATGAGTTATTTAGAAACTATGTTACGCTATTAAATCTATATTTATAATAAGATGAATAAAGTTGAAAAAATAGATGATGAAAACTTACCTTCTTTAGATGAATATTTATTGAATGGTGGTGGTAAATCATTAAAAGAAATATTATTAAAGATTGTATTAAAAAATAGTAAAAGTAAAAAAACTAGTAAAAAAACAAGTAAAAAAACTAGTAAAAAAGCTAGTAAAAAAATAAGTAAAAAAGTTTCTAAAAAGAAGCAAGTTAGTAATAAAAAGAGAAAGAAAGTTTACCGTAGTTTATCACCTGTAAGCAAATATTTAATATAATTTAGTGCGTAATTAGTAATATTATTTTATAATTTTATAGATTATAACATAATATGGAAAAATACGTTTTATTAGGTTTAATCGCTCTAGCAGTTCTTGTAGTTTGTGGAGTATGCTATGTAGTATATAATAAATACAAGAAGGGTAGTCCTAAATGTGAAGGTGATAATTGTCAACTTCCAAAGAAAGAAATGCCTGGTAATTGTGTAGGTGATGTATGTACTCGTCCTGAATTAGAAAGAGTTGAACCGGTTGATAATACATCAACAGTAAGTGATGATTCATCAAATGATTCAGCTTGAAGGATAAGCAGGTTGTGCTAAATTGTCATTTTCATAATTTGAACAATCAGCAACAGGTTTACCATAAACTTCAAAATTTTCAACATACATACCTTCTAATAAATTACTCATTTGAACACCATACATTACAACTACAAACATTATTGTAATTGTTAATGCCATAATCATATCGTGATTAGATAAATAGACAATGACGAATAAAATTAAACCACGAAATAGCGGATTAGAGAATAATGAACGGATTGAACGTGGTAATGCCATATGTAAGCGAGGTCCATACATTGCTAAAAATACGGATAATACAGCAAATACATAAGTATTTTCAATTAAATTTTTAGTTAGCCACTTTTGCATAATTAATTATATTATAATGAGACATAAAATTATTGTCATCTTCATCTCCCTTCTTCTTTCTTTAAACAACTTTCAAAATGTTCTCTAATATCAGCACCATCAACTAACATAAGAATTAATAAAAATGCTAATGATACCAATAATGACAATTTTAAGTCGTGTGATGATAAAAATACAATTAACAATATAATTAATAAGCGAAACCATTTAGCATTGAATAATAAACGAATATTTTTAGGTAATCTTGGATGTAATCGTGGACCATATACTGCCAAAAATACAGCAATTAAACCATATAAAATAGGATTTTCTAATAATTCCATACACATTTATAGTATAAATAAAGATATTTTATTAGTTCATATGTGAACGAATATCTTCTAATTCATTTTCCCAATTTTCATTATAATGACTAGCAGTTTCACTAGGAGTATCATCCGGAAATTTAGTTGTCCATTCTTTCTTAAACTCATTATATCCTAATTCATATATTTCTTCTTTACTTTCACGTGACATTTTATAATCAGTTATATATGATATTGGAATTTCTAATTGTATTGTATTTTCTTTATAAAGTTCTATAATATGTTTTTCTAATGAACCTATAATAACCATAAATATAGATGAAATATAATTAACAAAATCATTTTTCTTCATATCATTTTCATTATTATTGTTATTATTAGTATATAAAAATGATATACCTAAAGTATTTTCAATATCATCTTTAAAATAGTATATTGGATAGTTACAAGATACACCACCATCTACATATAAATCATCATCTATTTTAATTGGTTGAAAATATAATGGATAAGTACAAGATGCTCTTACTGCTTTCCATAATTCAACATTTGGTGTTTTATCAAAAGAGAAAATAGTTTTTTCTTTTTTTGTTAGATTGGTTGTGAATATGAGTAAATTTTTATTTTTATTATAATTATTTATATCTTCAAATGTGGCATTTTCATTCCCCAATTTAACTTTAATACAGGCTTTTATTAATTTTGTAATTCTTTCGCAATCATCAATACCGAACGTATCAAAGAATGATAATATATTATGTATATTAATTTCACCCATTTCTGTATTTACTAACTTCAATAAATTACCAAATTGTTTTGAATTAATATTCAATGTAATCATTAAAGAAAATATTGAACCGATTGATACACCCAATATATTTTTAATATTATTAATATGACCCGTTTCTTCAAGATATCTCATAACTCCTATATATGAAAATCCAGCTTGACCTCCACCACTTAATACGAGGTTCGTAATCATTATTATATAATGCGAATAATAATGTTTATGTTTTTTATATATGTAATAAATAAGATGTTGAACATTTTTGAACTTAATCGTAAAAAAGATGAAAGAGAAATTAAAAAATTTAATATTTATAATCAAATACTCTCTAAATGTCATACACGTATTCAACTAAGTTCAGAAAGAGATATACAATATTGCGTATATAATATACCTAACTTTGTAGCAGGATTACCTACATATGATTCTATAAAATGTGCTGATTATTTAATAGAAAACTTGAGAAAGAATGGTTTTAAAGTAATGTATGGTTATCCTAACATTCTTTATATTTCGTGGGGTCATATACCATCAAATATTACAAATCCATATGTTAAGAAGATTGAAACTGATATGATGGTAAATCCTTATAAGGATTATTCAAAAGATATTAATATGATATCACATTTAACAACTGAAGTATCTTCACCTAGACATCATAATACTATAACAGATGATAAGTATGAAATTAAGGCTTTAATAACAAGACCATTTAAGTTTTAGTAGCGGCGTCCCATATTTGTAATATTTTCCATCATAAATATGACAAATATACCAGTAGAAATATAAAGAATTACATCAAATAGACTATCTTTATCTTGTTGTTTATTAGAATATTTTTGTAATTCTTCAATTTTTTCTCTCAATTTTTTATTATCACTCTTAAGTTCTTCTATCAATTTTGAATATGGATTTACTTGACTTGATGCTATACGCCTTTGTTGATCTTCTTCAAATTCAGATAAATGTTCTTTCATACTATATTGTGGACGTGGTATATCCATTGGAGTTGGATTAGGTTCATATATTTTATTAGGATAGCCGTATGTTTCAGGTGAAGGTAATTGTTTAACTAGCTCTTTTTCTTCATCTGGATAAACTTCAACATTCCAAGCTTCTTCTAAAGTACAATATGGCATTTTAAATACAATTTAGAAAATAATATGTAAATATTATAATATATATAATAATGAAAGACTTCACTAAACTTCTAACTAATAATAAAATGGCTACTTTAATTGTTAGTTTATTAATTGTCTTATATTCAGCTTTAGCTGCTCCAGCTTTACCAAATTCAGTTATCTTATTTTTTGATACTTGGTTAGGTAAATTATTATTTATGTTTTTAATTGGATTTGTAGCATCACATAATATTCAAGTTGCTTTAGTTATTTCAATCTTATTCTTCGTAATATTGAATTTAGCAACAAAATTAGAAGTTGAAAACTTTAAAGAACAACAAAAAGAACATTTTGAAGAACAAAAAACCGAACAAAAATCACCAGACTTGAGTTCAGTTATGAATAACAAGTTAAAAGAAATATTATGTAAAATGGTTAAGCAAGATGCTATGCCTGATATGTCAATGAATGTTCGTGATTATGCTTCAAAAAATATGGATAAAATAACTAAAGCATTAGGTATTTCAAAAGAAGCATTGAATAGTATGTTAGAAAATACACAAAATATACCAAATACAACATTAGATAAATTATGTGAAGTCACACAAGTTCCAACTGAAGGATTTGAAGATAATAATGTTCTTATTGTTAATCCTGCTGATCCAATGGAAGAAGTAGGAGCACCTGTAGATTTTTAGGTCATAAAATGAATTAATATTATATTGATATATTACAAATATATATCAATGGAATTTAACATATTTAATTATAAAATTACACCGGATATGATGTATATTATAATTTTAATTATTTATATATCTGTTATATCCATATACACACCTCGTCCTTGGTTATCATTGATCAATCATCCATATATAAAGTTCGCAATATTATTATATATATTTTATACTATCTGTTTTGAAGAAGATTTAATGTTAGGTATATTTATGTTAGTAGCATTAGTAGTTACAATTAATATGGATAATTCAATACAAGCAGCAAAAGCTACATATAAAAGTGAATTATTGATAAAAGAAAGTTTTGAAAATGATGATACTGATAATAATAAAAAAGAAAATTATGTAAATGATGAAGAAGATAATGAACAATATGAAAATATGATGTCTGATAAAACATTAAAAGACACTTTTTCAGTATTACACGAATCAATACACGAATTACAGAAAATGATTGATAGTAAACCTAAAAACTGAACTTAAAGGTAATATTTATATACCTATATTAAAATGTCCAATTTATTTAAATATTTTACTATAACTTCTATTTCTTATTTAACAGCAAGACGTGTATTTTATTATCCATTACTTGAAAGTAAAGATAATAAACCAATATTATATTCAGAATATATTGTTGATACATTAATGCCTTTTCCAATGTTTATCTTATCATTCCCAATAGCATTGTATAGTGATATTATTTTTGTGGAGAAATATTTAAGAAAAATACCAATTGAACAACGAGATATATTATTTCCATTCACATTTGGAAATTATACATTGAAAAAGAAATATCTTAATAAATTATAAATATGAGCACTATATTGAATACTATACAAACATATTTACATAAAATAAATCAAAATAATGTATTTCTTGGATTGACTATGATTTTAATGAATATTGGTGGACGCTATATTGAAGTTCAATTATCATCAAATCATAAAAAGTTCTTTTCATCTAAATTAGGTCAATATCTATTTCTTTTTATAATAGTATTTACAGCAACACGTGATATTCTACTATCATTAATGGTAACAGTCATTTTCATTATAGTTGTCCTCAATTTATTCCACGAAGAAAGTAAATTATGTATTCTTCCTAAATCATTTACAGAAATAGATACAAATAAAGATGGTGAATTGTCACCTGAAGAAATAAAACAAGCATATCTTAAACTCAAAGCACAAGGTAAGATAGATTAAAATTTCTAAATATTACATTATTATTTAGACATTTATAAAGATAAAGTGGATGATGATGATTTAGATGGTTTTTGAAAAATAGTCTTTTTACGAGAACCTCGTTCAGTCCTACTTATAACTTCAGATAAACTTTCATCTCTATTTGTAGTAGAACTCTTTAAATCATCTAATATTTCATCTAATCCTTGTGGAGCAGGAATACTCTTGCCTTTAGGAGCTGATGATACAACATTTATAGAACTTTGACTTCTAATATCATTATTAGGAACTGGACGTGGAGCATAAGGTGGTAAATCATTAACAGGTGGTGTTCTTGGACGACCCATTTGTGCCATATTATTCATCATTGATGCGGCTTGTCTATGTTCAGTAGGCATTTGATTTACAGCAGCATTAGCAAACTGTCTCATTAATTCGGGGTTTTGCTTCAATATATCTTCAATTCCAGCAGGTGCTGATTTAAACATTGAGTTTGATAAATGATACATAAAACCTGAACCAACGACCATATATAATAAACGTAATTCTGGTGCGACGTGTCCTTTAGAACCATACTTTTCATGTAATTCTTCAAAAACTTCATCATAATCATTAATGTTTTCATAAACACTTTCACTCCAACCTTTCAACTGAAAATTGAAGAAATTATAACTATCATTAACATATTCAGCACCTGTAACAAAAGTCATTAACATTTGTCGTTGAAATTTAATAGAAGATTCTACTTGTCTCTCTCTTTTAATACGATTCAATTCATATTTCATTTCTTCTAAATCATTTGACATATTAAAACGCTTAATACCTTGAACACCTAAACGTCTCATCTTTTCTAGTTGATATAAAACTTCTTCCTTTTCTCTTCTTTCATCTTCATATGAACGTGATGGACGACTATCATAATCATTATATTCACTTCTTGAACGTCTATCATTTCTATCATCATCTCTTAAACTTCTATGGCTATCTACATCATTATCTCTATCAGTAGATGGTTTAATATCATCTAGGAATGTTTCTTTTTTATCATTTGATGAAGAAGTTGGAATATCATCATCTAAATTCATTCTACTCATCAATTGTTCAATATTTTCTTGACTTTTATTACTCTTTGACAATAAATTATTGAAATCTAAATCATCATCATCTTTATCAAAATCTATAACTGGCTTAGATACATCATCATTTTTTGGAGTTGATGGTTGTGATGTATCACCTTTACGTTGTTTATCGGGATTAACAAGTAAATCTAAGCCTATATTAACATTTTTATTTGAAATTACGTCCATATCTATCTTTCTATCCTGTGAGTTCTTTTTAATATTAATTTGAACGTTTTCATCATCATCATCTAAAGAAACCATCTTTTTTTTAAAAGAAAACGCACTATTAGAAGTCATTATTACATTTCTTCTAGAAAACTGTTTTTAAATCTATACGCAAGAGATTTATTTCTTCTTTTTGTTCATTGACTTATGATATGTTAATCCTTGTAAATAACAATCAGCTAAATCATCCATCTTTTTATTCTTTTCATAATATTCTATCCATACACTATTATCCCTTTTTAAAAAATATCTAGCATACTCTACTGATAAATATTTACGTAAAGTATATCCACTCTTACCCTTATTATCTATTTCAGGACCATCATATATATCTAACTTCTTATTCGCATTAAATAATGCTATATTTTTGGCTCCATTTATTAAACAATGAGAATATATGAACATTTGAACTGATTTCATTGTAGGATTTTTTAATACTGGTTGATTTTCTAAAACAACTATATCACAACTTTTAATATCATCTACATAATCGTCTAATACTCTTTTTATACTACTACATAAACTGAATAAAGGTTCTTTTATTACGGGCTTACTCTTTTTTAATTGAGTTCGTGGATGTTGACTAATAGGATAGAGTAAATCAAAACTTTTTATACAACTCTTCTTATCACAACAATATTTACCATTGGCTACTATAGACGCAACTTTATCACATTTTTTTTCTTTATTATTAACCATCTCACAAATATTTTGTGAATCTTCTAATACATTTATAACATTCCATTTATATATAGAATGACTATTCGCATCAATATCTAATATACAGAATGCTAAGTGCTTAATACCTATATCAAATGAAGCTATACGCATCTAATTATGATATACTATACAAGATAATCTTTAACTATATTATGAATAGATTGAGAGATATATCATTAATACTAATATGTGGACTATTTTTCTATTTAGTTGATATAGCAACTTCTGATGGAATATATAAATTCTGTATTGATAATATATTATTTCATATATTATCGTTAATACATCATATATATAATGTATTTTTACAATTTGGATGGCTTTCAAATGATTTTATGATATTACACATTTATTTAGCAACTAATATATTAACACTCTTACATTGGATTACAAATAATGATTTATGTATATTTACAAAGGAGGCAAATATAATGTGTGGTTTTAAAAAATATACATATTTTAGAGATATATGGCACTTTACAGGTGTAAAGAAGTTTAAATATTATATATTTTCACGATATATATACATATTTATAACAAGTATGATTGCGATATATAAAATAAACAAACAATCGGAATAGAGTGAAATTGATTACATAATTTTACAATTATTATAATTATTTGGAGTAGTATTATCATTGTTCTTTTCAATTTCAATTCTTAAATCTTTAGATGATACATCATTTAAAGAAATAGAACGCGGTGTTGATGGTTGTGAATTATCAGGTGTATTATTATATAATTCAAGTTGATTAATATTTGATAGGTCGTTCATATTATCATTATAATCAGTTCCTATATCATCTATATCCATATTCATATTTTTTCTTAAACTTTTATTTCGTTTTGTAATATATTCACTATATTTTTGTGTATATTCTTTATCAATTTCAATAACTTTATCATCACACGTTTTTAATGTTTCTTCTATAATTTGATGAATCGTTCTTTTATGTGCGTTTTCATCATCACCCACACCTTTTATCTTTTGACAATAACTATTACAACATCCTCTATTTTCTATATAGTCATTTATTTCTTCAGTAAGTTCTTCATCAATTTCTAAATATCTATCTCTATGTGCTATAATTTGTTTAATGATAATTCGTTTTTTATCTTCTAATCCTTTCTTCTTTTTATTATGAACTTCAGCTGAATAATTGACAAGATTATCTTTATCTAATTCATATAATTCACCATAAATATTATTAAGTTCTTGAATATATACACATTCAATATTACGTAATTTCTTAATTTCTGAAAAAATATTTATAGAATATAATTTAGGATATAAATATCGTATTTTTTGAGGGATAATAAATTGATTAACTTCTTTTATATCGTGTATTTCTTTTTCTATAGATTCTATAAATGAATATAAATCGTGTGTTAACGTTTCAGCAGAAGCATCCGTAGGAGCATATAATACTTTACCACCATAAAATTCACATTTTGTTTGCAATTTATCAAACTTATAAGCAGTAACTCTAAATGTTTCTGCTTTAGCATCTAATTTTAAATATGAAATCATTGCTAATAAAAAACTATTAAATCCCATTATAATCGCAACTATAATACGATTAGTATCAGCACTAGCACTCAATATAGAACTAATTGCTGATATACATATAGCAGGAATCATTAACATATTTAGAGAACTTTCAGCATAAGTTTTAGCTTCAATATATAATAATTTTTGACCTTTTAGATAGACTGAAATAATATCTAATGATGTAGATAATTGTGTTCTTAATCCCCAAAAAGTCCCAACAATATCATTAGATAGTTTTTCAAATAGACCGACATCACGACGAGCCATATATTTTAGATTTTCCATTGTATTATTTAGATTACTCTCATCTTGTGAAACGCATTTTGTTCTATTAAGACTAAAATTAGAACTACGTAATTGAATACTTGACATTTTATATAAATAACTATATAAAATAGCAAAAAATATTTATTGTTGTGGAACTGATAATCCCCAAAAGTTGTCAGGCATCTTAAATGGACGGTTACTTGGATATGCTGAATCACGTAATCTTTGTTCTTGAGTTCTCATAGGTAATAAATCACGACCATCAAAGAACTTAGCACGGTCATCCCAATAAGCACGTGGATACGTTAGCATACGGAATGGAATACCATCACCTAATGGAATACTATGTACTTTATCATTTCCAGAATCTTCAATAATACGAACATAGACTGTTGGTTGAAC